GGGTCACCAGTTAGCTTTGCAATGACTTCGTGGTCGTTCAAAATCATAAACAAAGATGGCTCTTCATTTTCATCTTCTCCGGGCACAGCAACTTCCCAACGGTCACCGCCCCATTTGGGTACGCGGATAAATTCACCCACGCTGCACCAAGAGCCTTCAGGCCATCCTTGCATCGTGTCGCGGTGTTTGAACGCCAGTGGGCCGATCTCTATGACCTTTGCCACCATGTTCTGCCACTTTTCTGTCTCTTGTGTTTCATGAGGCAAAAAAATACCAGACTTCGTTTTCTTAACAGCGCGGCGGAGTTGCACCAAGATGCGTCCGCCAAGGGGTTTTGCGCCGGGGTCTACGCTCGGAAAAGCCCAAGCTACGTCAGCTTCGTTAAAAGCTACCGGATCATTCATTTTCATCTGTTTCTTTCATTAAATCGTTAAGGATGTCAAGGGATTCTTGCAATCCAAAATATTGTCCAACCATGCGTTGATAAGTCTCCCAGTTCGCCGCATTTCCAGCAGCAAGGGACGCAGCTATTGCTACCTGCTTAGACTTAATTCCACCGATTAGATCGCCAAGGGTTTTCATTTTTTCTTAGTCTGTGATAGACCTCCTTGTGGTTTGGAGGATTGGTCACCCTTCGTTTGCATGGACTGGCCCGTAACGGGTGCGCCCATTGCCATGCGCTTGTGCTGGGGCACATTGACGCTCTTTTGCTCTTGATCACTGGTTGCCATAAGGTACTCCTTGGGTTTGTACAGCTTGGTTCTGCTCAAAATTGAGCTTTGCCGCATCGCGCGTTAAGCGTGCTGTCTCGATGCGTTGTTTGGTCTCTTGGTCGCCCTCGGCGATGGCAAGGCGTAGCTGCAAGTCTTCCATGTCCAACTGGCGCTGCTGCTCCAGCTTCCTCATGTCCATATCTACCTTGGCCTGCAACTCCTTCTCCTTGAGTCCCATCTCCGCTTGGTCGCGCTGGGTGCGGCGCTGCGTTTCGGCCATGCTGGTGTCCAGCAACACCTTGGTATCTGGTGCCATTGGGGGCTGGGGCTGGGACTGCTGCAACTGCTGCATCATCTGCTGGATCATTGGCATGACCTTCTGCAATGCCTCGTCGCTGTCCATGCGAACGTGCTGCGATACCGCCGAGAACAGCTTGTCAATCTTGGCTGGCTGCTTTGCCATCTCGTAATCTTCCGTAGCACCTTCCATCGACATATCCACATAGCCGTTCATGCGGTTCAAGTACCACAAGGTCAAATGTTGCTTGATGTGATCCATTGCCCGTGGCAGGTAAATAGGCGCAATGGCCGGGTTTGCACCCAGCGCAGGGTTGGTAGCGAAGTCCAAGATGACTTGAATGTGGGCAAGGTGATCCTGCTCGATGTAGGCGTAGGCCGCTTGACCCATAGCCATTGCCACGTTCTCGTTGGCAGCGTCAATCTTGACCGGCGCAGGCGTATCAACCATCAACTCGTTGATACCGGGCACTTTGATCTGCTTTAGGAAGCGCTCAATGACCACTTTCTTGTTGAATAGCTCAGGATTCTTCTCCATCATCGCCATCACAGCCTGAGTCTGGGCCATGCGCTGCGTTTCAGAGAAAATGTGCGGGTCAGAGACGGGAATAACGTCCGTCACACGAGAAAAGTCCTCGCGGGTAACTTCCAAGTCCTCCACCACCTCGCCACGGCGCATATCGTCCAAGTACCAGCGGTTGATGCGGCTTAAAACCTTCAACACACGGCCCTGAGACTCGTGCAAACGTGCATGGATGGCCGAAAACACCGCCGCTCCCTGCTCAATGAGCGCCTGAGTGGTGCCCACAGGTGCGTTGGCGTTCACATCAGCAATCTTTTCCTCTGCTGTGGTCACCACGCCCTTGGCTGCGCCCGTCAGCCAGCCCAAAAGCTGGAACAGGACGGGGCTGGGCGGGTTAAATGGCATAGGCATCGCCAGTTTGCGCACATCATCCACACCCGGAGCGCCTTCGATCTCCACCACTTGCGTGACTTCGACCTCTTGCGACTGTCCAGAGACCTTGCCGCCCTTCAATTTGAGCAGCGTGGCCGCATTGTTGATGTGGGCAGAGTCCAGCAAGGCCCGTAGAGCGCCTGTAAGGGCCGCAGAAAGCCCTCCAATAAGTTGAGGCAGGCCAACGGCATAGGCACCACGCCACGGGATGAATTTGAACTCGATAACCCAGTCCAACTTAGTCATCGTCTCGTCGCCTTCTTCCCAGTTACGGTACAAACCGATGACCTCGGACGACAAATCGTCAATCATCAGGATGTAGGGGGCCGATTCTCCGCCAGAGAACTTGTCGTCGTCCAGCTCTAGCCATGTGTAGATGTGATAAACCCGACGTAGGCCGTCTTCATTGTTGTCAATCGACTTGCCCTCAATCTTGTTGGTCGCCTTTTGTGAGGCGGTCATCTCAGGATCCATCGTCGATCGGGCAAACGGCGTGTCGCGGTACATCCCAGAGTCAATGCGGCGCTTGTATTCCCAGTCGGAGATGTCATCGACCTCCGTTACGCGCTGTGCGGTGTAAAAATTGGCCGCTGCGTAGGGCAAAAGCACGTTGTCGATTGGCAAAAATTGGGCGCAGGGGCGCTTCTTCTTCTCGTCGTACCACAGCTTGATGTACTGAGAGCCGCCAAGCGGTAGCTGGGTGAGCATTTGCTCCTGCTCGTCGCGGAATTCTTCGATTTGCTCGGTCAACTGCCAGTTCATGTAGTCCGATTTGCGCTCGGCCACGGCGGTTTTCTCGTCAGTTACGTCACCCAAGATCTTGGTGCGGGTCGGGCCGTCAGGTGGAAACATCTCCTTGATGGCGCGGGAGGCAAAGTCAATGCAAGCCTCGGCCATCACTGGATGAACGACCTTTGAAGCGCCGTTGAAATTGGCTCCACCGGGGGCATCATTGCCCATGCCCGTGCGCTTGATGCCCTCTTCGTACTGCTTGTCGCGCTGCTTGCGGGCGTCCTTGTCCTTCTCCACCAACTCAATGTAGCGCAGGGCCAGCGTGTCGATGTCCATCGGGTTGAAATCGTCGCTGTCGGCCAAGTTCTCGTAGAAGTCTTCGTCCTCGCGTGGCCCTTTGGTGGTCATGTGGACGACGACAGAGCCATCGGGAAGCTCTTCCAACTCGGAATTGTCAAGCTGAGGCATCTCCACCTCTACGCCAGCCTCTTCGTCTGGCGGCTCACCGCCTACGAAGCGACCGTACTCTGGATCAATGGGGAACTGTGTTGCCATGTCGTTTTACCTTTTTGTTTTGGGCAAGTCCGCCCTTCTTCTTGCCTTGCTTTTGCAGCGATGTCAAATAATCCTCGCTGACAAACTGGCTTGGCGCAGCGCGTGACATTGCCCAAGCATTGATAGGCTCATCTGGTTTGATGTTTCTTGCCTTGATCCAATCGGGTGCAGCAGCCCGCATTGGAGCAAGTTCGTACCGCAATCCAAGGTCAGTGCCAGTCACTTGATAAGGGAATGCCTCATTCAAGTCAGGGCGCTCAATGATGCCATTGTCCATAGTAAACAAATGCGGCCCTACATCAAACGTGTTTGCATTAAGCATTGCAGGATCAGTCTCACGCCGCAAGATGGCATCTATGTTTGCCGCATCCGACCACTTCACTCCGGGGTTGGCGGCTTTGAACTCTTTGCTGATCATGGGCTTCTTAACCCCAATGCCCATCAAAGCATCGCTAATTGCGGCCCTGCGGTCAAACGTAGTTGCGTAGTCAAACGCCTTTGGGTCAGTGATGTCAAAGTCTTTGGGGAACAATGGATTCCCATTCTGACTGACAGCTTCTCGTATGCGTTCATTGATGAACTCAATCTGCTTGGGGTTTACCAATCCCTGTTTGTCCGCTGATTGCAGTTGGCTCAAAGCATCCTTGACCACTACCGTATTGGACTTGTGCTGATTGGGTGACCCTGCGTAGGTTGTCCAGATGGTGTTTTCAGGATCGTTCTGAAGAACCTTGTTTCTAGCTTTTGACTTGTTGCCAAAGCCCCAGACAGTGTTTGCCTCTTGATGTGGCAGAGAATAATGCTGAAGCCCAGAAAATCCTGCGCCACCACGGTTAGGGCCAAACACTCGTGAGCGATCGGTCTCGGTAAAGTTAAGTGTCTTACCTTCTGCGCCAGCATTTCCAAGCGCTTCAGACATCTTCATTGTGGGCAGCTTCAGTGGGTCAGCGTAATGGACACCGGGCAGGTACTCAGCAGCTTTGCCAACCACCTTGGCAGCCTTTGCCGCCTCCTCTGCCGCCTTTGCCGCAGCCTTAGCAGCAGCGCCACCGATGCCCATATGCACTTCAGGCTTGTCGGTGCGTAGTAGATTGTTTAGGGCGTTCTTGAGGCCTACGCTGCCACCACCGGCCATGCCTTGTTCTGGTGGCAAAAGGCCAAGTTCTTTTTGAAGTTCTATTTCGTACTCTTCTGGGGTAACGTACTTCAAATCGCCTGCACCTTTGTATGGTTTTAATCCAGTGTTTTGCAAGTCACCAACTCCAGACCATTTGCCACTCTTTACAAAGTCCTGCACAAATGGCAGGTACTCTTCTTTGGGTGCGCGGTTGCCCTTGCCTTTGATTTGTTTTATGACTGGCGCAGGCTCAGGCGGCTCGGTAATTCCCTTGGTAGACCTATACCACTCAGCAAAAGTAAGATTTGGGTCAACGCTTCCAGTCCTTTGCCCCGCAATATATTGCTCTTGCAGTTTGTAGTATTCGTCGCCTAATGGTTTTTCTCCCTCTCGAAAACCCCTGTCTCGATAAGCTGGCTGCACCTCCACCGTCACATGAGGCTCACCCTTGGCATCACGCAGGCTGTAGATGCGGCTGCGGCCCGCTGATACATCAGGGCAGTAGCCACCAACGCAGTGGCCCATCGTGTCGCCTTCGTACTTGAGGGCGTCCTCAAGGCGTTTGTCGTGGTTACCGTTAAAAAATGACACTGCCTCATCTGGGGTATCAAACTCCATACGAGACAAAGGTTGCCCATTTTTATAATAACTTGATAGCTTTGGTTTACTTCATTTTGCGCAACCTTGTAACCACTAGGCAAATCTTTTGGCGCAGTTAACTCAATCCACTTGTAACCCTCTGGATACTCCTTGTGGACAGGCATACCCTCGGTGACCTTGGCTTGCGTCTCGCGCATCTTCTTTGCCATCTCTTGGTCGTACTCGTAAGTGCGGCGTACTGCCTGCTCCATGCTGACTTTACTCAATTGCTCAGGGCGGATGCGGCCAGCGGCAAGGTCTTCTTTTAAGACATCAACAATGTGGTCAAAGCCAAGGTCTTGCGTATTAAAATTTCTTGTTGTTCTACTAACTACGGTGTTTGGGTCGGCCTTTTCCATCCAAGGCTCATATTTATCCGCACCCGGCCCACCATGTTCTTTTGCTCTTTTTACTTCGCCAACATTTCCGGGATAAATAGAAATATCAGATACGTCTTCCCATGATTTTGCCGCCTCCGATTGTCCCATTTGTTTGCTACCATGCATATTTCTAATTCCTCGAGCATGGTTACGATTAGTGTCAACTTCAATGATTGGCATATGAGCAATGCCTTCTTCCGCCAGCTTACGCACAGGGTCATCAGGCGTTGCCATCTGCTTCTTGACGTAGTTGGTCAGATTGCTGTCAATCCATTTGTTTAACGCATCATTCCTTGGCAAACTACCAGACTCCATTAACCGTTTTACTTGTTCAGGCGTGTAGTTGGCAATATTTTCCGTTGAAACCCTGCGCTTCAGCGGTTTCAGCGCACCCTCTACGCTGCCGCCAAGCCAGTTGCCGCCAGTCTCTTTAATGACGTTCAAACCGCCCCGTGGCTGGTCAGCAAACCTCATGCGGCCAGCAGCAGGCACCAACTCCTCCGCAGCGCGTGCAGCCTTTGCTGCCTTGCCTATTTTGGACAGCAAGCCACCACCAGCCATGTTTGGCTCGTCGGGAATGTTTAGCCTGCCCCGACCTTCCATCAGCCCATCAACCCAATTCACGAATGCTTCATCTTCTGGTATGCCAGCATCAATGTGCCGCTGCCTTGCAACTTCCCAAGGAACATCTTGCACACCCATGACGCCATACTTTTTAGCTGCCTCAGCAAACTCTGGCTCGGTAAAGTATCTGCCGTTGCTCTCAATCAACCCGGTGTTTTTTAAGTCATGCACATCATTCCACTTGCCAGACCTTACAAAGTCTTGGGTGTATGGGTCGTACTTCTCGGCTGGGCGTGCGTTGCCCTTGCCTTTGATCTGGGTAATTGACTCTGGCATTGTTCCAAGTATTTCATTGGCGGCTTGCTGATAGTAGTCGCTAATATCTCCAGCATTGCCTATGCCTTTGGTACTCCACAAATCATACGCCTTGGTATGAATTTGCTCAAGCTGCTCTGGCGTTGGCTTATATGGGCTTGGCACGCTGTACTTGTTACCGTACTCAATATTCTCAATGTTGGGAAAATTATTTCCACGCCGTGATATTGAAATTGGGTGTACCCCCGACCTTGCTTCCACGGTAACGTGTGGCTTGCCGCTTGGGTCAACCAGCGAGTACACCTTGGCCTTGCCGCTCTTGATTGCTTCCCAACCGCCGTGGCCGTAATCTGATCTTCCTGAATCACCAGACTCTGGCGTCCAATCAGGATGGCCTCTTGGTGGCTCGTAGCCACGGACGCTGTGGCCCATTGCGTTGGACTCGGCGTTGAACTCACTTGGCTTGGTTAGCTGCACCCACTTGTAGCCTTCGGGGTATTCCTTGTGTACAGGCATAGATGCACGAGAAGTGGCGGCAGCATCACGCGCCTTCTTTGCCATCTCAAAGTCGTATTCGGCAGCACGCTTGAGCGCCTGATCCATCGTGATCTTGTTTAGGTCTTCCAGCTTTAGCTTGCCAGTAGCAATGTCGTCCTTCAATACGTCGAGGATGTGGTCAACGCCGAGGTCTGGAAACCATCCCGCATTGTGTACGAGCGCATCTGGTGGCAGCTTGGCAAGATAAGGGTTTTCTTCGGCTATTTTAAAAGTATTGGAATTGGATTCGTTTCTTGTTTGGTGAAGATTGTTTACCACCTCATCAAATTTTTCGTCGCCACCAATCATTTGTTTCATTTGATATACAGGCGTATTTTTAATAATCGTTTGTTTGTCACTTTCCGACAAATTTGATTTGTTAATGAATTCCCTAAACTTTTCAGGCAACTCTACGTTCATGTATTGGTGGTATGCTTTTTCAGCATCTTGCGCTGCCGCAAGTTTCTCCTTTTGATTTTGGAATGTTGTAGCAGGCTTTGTTAATATTCCAGCGTCTTGCGCGGCTTCCCATGCTTTGGCTGGTTCGGATTGACCATAACCCTCAATTGGAAAACCACGATTCCTACGGATTTCATCCATTTGTTCTTTTTCTTGCCCCTTAAGATAATCGTATCCACCAAAATTACTGCCGCCCGGCAACATTGAATCCATTGCAAGCTCACGGTCGCTCTCAATCTCCGCCGCACGCTGGGCGCGAGTGCGCTGGAGGTTGGCAAGGTTGTTGCGCTCCTCTTGGGTGTTGGTAGGTGCCTGTGCAATGCGCTCGTCTAGCTTGGCAAGGCGCTTCTGCCCTGCTTGGTAATCAGCATCAATCTTGGCTACACGAGCATCAAGCATATTCAACACTGGATCATCGGGCGTTGCCATCTGGTTGCGGACGTAGCTGCCTGCTTTGGTGTCCACCCACTTGTTGAAGGCATTGGTCTGCTCTATGTGATCAATGTCTCGCTGGAGCTGGGCAACAATGTTGAGCATGATATTGTGTTCGCCCAAATCATTCCATGTTTCAGCATCTTTTTTTATTGCCTCCAAATCTTCTTTGGCGCTCTCAATGGCTGATTGCGGGTATGACTCATCCTGTTTAAACCGTTTGAGACCACGCTGAAGTTCGCTCTCCACCCAGTTGCCGCCCTTTTGCTTTACAGCGCGGGACTGGGTGTTCTGGCCGAGGGCACCAAGCATCTCAGCGCCAAGTCCGCCACGTTCCATGATCTTGGGCACAACCTTCTCGGCAAATCGCTCACCAGCACGGGCCGCCTTCTTGACACCCTTGGCACCAACCTTAGCCACGCCATAGCCAGTAAGGCCAAGGCCAAGCGTGTCCAGCACATCCATCGGGTTGGGCGCATAGCCTTTGCCAACGCTGCCAAGCAGGTTGCTTGCTCCAGCGCCGCCATATAGGTCGGACATCTTCAGGGCGTCCAAGATGTCGGTCGTGGGCACCTTGGCCGTGTTGACGCCAGTAGCCACCCGTGGGTTCGTGGCCGAGGGCTGGAACTCGTAGGGGATCGTGAGGGTGGAGTCTTCCATCCTCTTGCGTAGATCTGGGCCAACAAACGGCACGGCACCCACCACGTTGCCCAGCACATCGCGCACCGATGGGCCGCTGTCGATCAAGCGGTTGAAGCTGTCCAGCCCCGACTTGATCGCCTTAACGCCAAGGTTCATGCGCTCGGTCTTGGGGTAGAGCTTGTTCTCGTTGTCCTGACGAGGAGTGCCCATGAGCGTGTAGTCTTTGTCCGCCCGCTTGGGATCGCCGCCACCAGCAAGGTGTACTAAGCCGCCTTGGGCTTCGTTGATGTCAGGTTGCTCTGCGGCATTTAGCGCGGCATCGTAATGTTTCTGGAACTTGCCGTAATTCATCTGTCGGGCGCTGTCCATGCCGCCCTCAGAGATATGCTCCAATGCATGGTCAACCAACTGGTTAACGTGGTCGGAGTGAATCGGGCCAACAGCGCTCATGGCGGCTTTCATCTTGTCCACAGGCATCGTCGCTTCCAAGTCCTCAATCTTGTAAACGGGAACGTCCTGCACGCCTAACTGGCGCAACGCCTCCAGCCTATGCTGGCCTTCGATGACGTTGTTGTCCTGATCGACGATGATGCGGCTAATGTAGCCATCGGGGCTAGAAATCTTGTCGGCAAGCTCTTTGACGCGCTGCTTCTCATACGGGTCTGATAGACGGACGCCACCAGACAGGTCGCCAATCTTGACGGTCTGGTTGCCCACTGGCCTTGAATGCATGAAGTTGGACTCCCGCACAATCCTAATATTGTCGCTCGGTGGCTTGATTTTTAATGCAAGCTCTGCCGTCTTCTCAACCGCCTTGGCAGCAGGCTTGGCCGCTTTGACCACGGCCTTCAGCAACCCACCACCGGCCATGTTCGTACCGCCAGACAGAAGCTGGTCAAGCTGCGCTCGGCGGATGTTGCGGATGTTCTCTTCGTGATTCATGGCGGCTTCCTTGTCACACCCTTGTATTTAACCACAGGTTGTGCGGGAATTGTCTCCACCCGTTTGCAGGCTCGGCATACCCACCTCTCCCTGCCTGTGGTCAGTGGGTAGGTCTCTACTACTCCCCCGCATTTGCACAACCTCATAACTGCCCTTTGGTGAATGTTGGAGCAAAGCGCAGCCTATACCGTGAAAAATCACAGACACCGCTACGCTTTGATGTATGCCCTTCGGAGCCATGCCATCGCTTACGCTGGACAGACTTGCAGGCTTTCGCCCTACCACCGCGCTCTATCCTTAGCCCACGCCCCCTGATCTGGTTTGCTCGTGTATCAGGGTTGTTTAAGACTCCACCACCGACGTACCGCATGGTGTCCGAGTCATCGTCGTAAACGAAAAAAGCCGTTACTACTGCACTGGGTCGAAACCTCCCGCAGGAGGCCAATGCATGAGTAACGGCTCTGAACTGTTGCTTTCGACGACAACGGAACGGATCGTACCACAGGCGGTTGGTGTTGACAAGTGTTGATCTATGCTGCATAGGGATTACCCTTCTTCTGCCTGCCAGAGTCGACGTAGTCGTCCTCATCCCAGCTATCCTCTGGCGGTGGGTCGATGTCCAACCAGCCAGCGTCACGCAGGTAGCGCAGGGCTTGGGTGCAGGCGTCCACTAGGTCGTCGTGCGTGGTGTTGGGGAACGAGCAGATCTGGCTGACAAACACCTCGGCCCAGTCCTTGACGTAGCCCTTCCTGTTGTCGCTCTCAGGGATCCACACCCGCCCACGGGCAATGATGTTGGACACAATGTTCAGGCGCTGCACCTTGTCCGCCCGTCCGGGGTTGTACGCCCTCACCGGCAAATGGGCACGCTGCAAGTCTTGTATAAGACTGAAGCCAGCGCTCTTGTCCTCAATAAGCAGCAAGTCCACCCGCTTCTTGTCCTTCCCTTCGCCGTAGACTATTTCGTACTCCTCGGTTACCTTGGGGCGTAGGTCGGGGTACTGGAGCCTGTCCTGCCAGCAGTCGATCACCATCGCGCTCATTGGGCCGTCTTGCGGCTTGAACACGCCAAAGGTAATACAGGCCGTCGGATCGTTCTGCGTCTTCTCACTGGTCGCCACATCGTAGCTCTGGAGGATGTACTCGAACTTGGGGAAGGCGCGGCCAGCAGGCCACAGCTTGAACATGGAGCGCTGGACGACTCCACCCTCCTCGGCGTCGATGATCTCGGCGTAGATCTCCTGCCTGCCCAGCTTGGTGCCCTCAAAGGACAGGATCTGTTTCCTGAAGTTATCTGACAGGTTGGCTAGGTTGGTGTACGTCGAGGCGGTGGTGACCACCACATCGTCCCCGTCCCGCCCTACCAGATCGACGATCAAGTCCTTCGGTTGCGGGGTCGTGGTGACGATGATGTGGGTCTTGGTGCCCAACCGCACGCCGAACTGGATCTGATCCCATGCGTCTTGGATGTAGTCCCAAGCGGCCAGCTCGTCCAACCACGCCCCGTGGAACTGCGGCCCCCTAAAGCGTGCTGGCTCGGATGCCGGTATGCCTTTGATCAGGCTGCCGTTGGTCAGGTAGATCTCGTGCAGCGCCTTGTTGTAGTCCTTGATCAGCGGGGCGGGAATCACCGCCATCAGGCCAGAATCGCCCTCAAAGGCGGTCGAGCGGACATCGGAGGATGTGGGTGCGGCTACTAGCCAGCGGGTGTTGGGGTTTGTCCACGCCCACCAAGCTATCTGCTCCGCCGCTGTACGGGTCTTGCCAGCGCCACGGCCAGCCAGCAGCAGCCAGATGCTCCACCAATCGCCGTGAGGCAGGATCTGGTGGTCGTGCGCCTTGTCCAGCCAAGTGAGCCGCCAAGCCGTCGCCAGCTTCACCTCTGGGCTGGCAAGCTCAAAGCTGCGCTTGACTTCTGGGTCTTGCAGCAACTCAATGATGTCACTCATTCGCCTGCCGCTTCAACTCGGCGTTCTTGATCAGCGCCTCAAGCAAGCTGTCCGCCTGCACCGACGCCTCTACCTTAAGCGGGTTCTTGGGATCGCCACCCAACTGAACCTTGGTGCCGTACTTGGCAGGGTTCCAGCAGGCCAACAACTTCAGGCGCGTCTCAATGCGTAGCTTGCGGTGCCCAAGCATATCAGCGACCGTTGTAGTGCTGTTCTTGTCACCCATCACCTGCGTCTCACCAAAGTGCAACGTGTCGCTGATTTCGAGCAACCCCTCGGCAATGGCATCGCAACCAGCCTCGCGTGCGTGCGCGAACTGTGCAGAAAGGTCGGGGTCGCGCTCAATCCAACCGTAAACCACCCTACGCTCTGGCATCTGCTCGTCCTTGCATATCTGGAGCAGTGGCTCTCCTGTCCTAAGTCGGCTGAAGATCTCCTGTGCCAGTTCTGGTGTGTACTTGCTAGGGCGTCCTGTTTTCTTCTTGGGTGTGTCAGGCAGGGTGATAGTCGTTCCCTGTCCTGTTGGTGGCTTCTTGGGCCGTTTAGACCCCTTGGCGGTAGTTTCTGGCATGGTGAATCCTTATTCCTATGCGGCCAGTTTAACTTATTTGGGGTGAAGGGGAGAATCGAACTCTCGCTGACAGATTCACAGGCTATCGTGCTACCACTACACTACCGACACCGTAACTGGTTGCGGAGGCTGGAGTCGCACCAGCTATCTCTTGGTTATGAGCCAAGCGGGTTACTCTTTCCCCTCTCCGCGATAAAGGTTGTTGGCGCAGGGAGCTTCAGCAGAGATTTGATCTTGACAGAAAGCACGCCCCTGTCCGATTACTGTACGCCAACACGGCTGGGGACTGCCACTGGCCAGTGCGCTACCGAGGGGCTTGCTGAGTCGGAATCAAACCTTCCCAGTGCAAGTCCTTCTCGCTGCCAATCCCCATGCGTGTTGTTTCCAACGCCCGTTGAACATACGTTCTTCAGGCGCTGAACATTACTTCACTGTTTTCTCAAACGGCAGGTCGCCATTGATGTTGGCCGCGAACAGCAAGAACTCTACTGCCTCATCCTGCGTGCTGGCAAATGCGATCGGGCACTTGTCATCATCGGCACCGCTCCAGTCATCAAAGCACGCTACCCAAAAGCCTGACTGATACTCCAACACGATTTTATGGCTGTCTGGCGTGTACGTCAATGTGTGCGGGTAATCGCTGATGCGGTCAATCTCCGCCTTCTCCCATTGCTGGGTACCAAGGCTGATCAGGCGGTTTGCGCTGGCTTGTACTTGCTGGTCGAATTCTGCTTGTGTCATTGTGCTGCAACCTCAATCTCGCCAAGGGCGCTATCAATGTTGTCAATGGCGCTGTCCAACTCGCTTACGGCGTTGTCTAGTGCGCTTGCGGCCTCTTCCATAGCCTGACCCTTGTCCCCGTTCTGGAGTCCCTCTGGCATATTGTCAAACTTCTCTCGCTCCTCATCAGCCAAAGACTGGATCTCGTCCTTGATTGTCTCGTACTGGCTGCGGATGTCGTCAAGCTGCCCCCTTAGCAACTCAAGGGCATCAGTA